TCGGTTGCAACTCTAAGTACGTCCATTTTGTAAGATGTAGTAGTTAAATACGCCTGGGCTGCTCCGGCTGAATTTGCAAGAAGAATTCCCAAAACGTCTGCAAAAGATTTTGATTGAAGCTCAGATTGAGTAAGCCCAGTATTATACTTTTTTAATCCTTTAGTAATTCCCACATACCCGTTAGCTAAATCTTGAGAAACAGTAGCTAAATCTATGCCCGTACCACGCGAGATTTGTATTGCGTTATTAAGAAGTTCCTGGGATTTTGTTAATGAACCAGTAGTTGTCAGCAGGGCTTGCATTGCCGGACGCAAAGAATCATCTAAAATTCCTGCAGATTTTTCTGTTTGAGAAATAAAATCAGATACCCGTACTTGTGAATAAGAAAGCCCTAAATTGTCTACAGCTGTAGCTAGACGCTGGGCTGCCGCCTCGTCGGCTGCAAATGCTTTTAGTGATGTCTTTCCAAAAGCTGCAATGGCTGTAGTACCTAGTGCAAGCCCAAGACCCCTACCTAATTTGACGACAGATTTTTCTAAAGAGCTGACAGACCTTTGAGCATCCCTAAACGCTTTCTTGCCAACAAATTCGGCAAGAATATTAATTGCTACATTACTCATGCGGCTCTCCTAAGGTCAACAAATTCGGCGCGCTTATTAAATTTAGCTGTAGTGTTTTCTATAGCTTTGATTACTGAAGCGTTAGCCTTGCCCTGAGTATTAGCCCATGCTCTGAAGATTAAACGTCCCATCATGCGATGGTCTCCTCTACGGTTAGGTCCGTAGAGATTGCCTAGATTAGAAATAAATTGATTGCCCGCATAAGGATTGATAGAGCGAGAAACGCCCTTAGATGCTCCACCCGCTTTAGGACCTACCCAATCCTGCCCTTGCCCATTTTTGCGTCCAGCTGTTTCATAAATTGCTCCAACGGATGTAGTGTTTTGAATTCTAACATTATTTATAAATCCTGCCCCGTTAGGTTTAGATGGCGTAGATTTGTAAATAATTCCACGTTTAATTTCAGCGCCGTTGTATGCCGGAAACCTGCCTTTACGAAACATAGAAGTAGCGGCATTAAGCGAACTGCCATCACCGCTGTCGTTTATCCAACCGCGCATAGGTGAAGTCATTGGCACATAGGAGCGAGCTTGTGTTACTACGGGTTTAAGAACTGCGTTTAACTCTTTAGTTAATTCTTTTGCTAAATCCGGAGCATATTGATTTAATGCCTTACGAAGTGCGACGGCTCCTACTACCTCTACTGGCATTTTCTCGCTCCTTCGCTAAATCTTTGAGTACCTCTATATGCGCCTTAAAAGCTCTAGGCGATAAATCAATAATGGTATTGAGCGGGACTCCATATTCATAACTCAAACGAGTTGCGAGATATGTTATAGAGCCCCGCTCTATGCCAAAGGGCTAGAATCTAGGACGTCCACTTTCGTGATTAAGTCCAAGAAATCCGGCATTGGCTTTATCTGGACGCCGGCTAGGCGTAAGCCTTCAAAAGCTAACCAATAGATGTCCGATTGACGGGATAATTCAAGCAAGGCTTTGTGGAAGCCCATGCCCACGTGCTGCTCAAAGTTATACTCTAAACGCGGGGTAATTTCCACGTCATGTACATTTCCGTCTTTCATTGTTATTACTAGCTTTGCCATTTTTAGCCCCTTAGTTAGTTATTAGAATGTGCCAGTTTCAGTCTTTGTGACGTCACCGGATACGTTAAATGTAACAGACTGAGTAGACAAATCGCCTACAGCGCCGTTAATTGGAGTAATGTTGTTAATCAACACAAGACCAGTCCAGAAAGGATTTGCAGCTGAGCCGACGGCTGACTTGTCGTTAGCAACCTTAAAGTAAGCGTTTGTGCCTAGCAATGTGTTAAGTGTCTGAAGTACTGCAGATGCAGCGTTGTCATTAATAAATTCGATGGTCAAAGTTGAAGTTTCTAGACCAGCGATTTGGCGCACTCCGAGGTCTCCCATAACGGTGACAGGGATTTCTTCAAATGCTCTGTTAAGAGTAAATGATGTGCAATACGCGCTTAGGTCGGTAGATGCAGGGCTTGTAGCGCCGAGCTTTACGCCGACCTTGTTATTGATAAATTGTGCCATTTTTATTCTTCTTCTTTCTTTGTCGGTGTAGCTGGCTTTGTTGTCTCTGGCTTAACTTGACCGATTCTTTCAAGCCAAGCCGCATTAGATGTATCGGTCATGTCTAGCTCCATTCTGTCAGTGTTGAAACGGACAAATTGCACGTAAGCAAATCGCCCGTGGCAGATGCGTATACGCTAGGTGCGCTTACACTGCCAATATTCATCTGGATAGTTGAGTTAGCAAGCTTATTAAACACAGCTACCAGCATTGTCTCTATCCCGTTTAGGTTGCCTTCATTATCCATGAGCGGCACAAATATTTGTATTGAGAAGTTAGCCATAGGGCTAATAGATGAGTATTGATTATTGTTCAAAGTAAGATACGGGTCTGCCGGAATTATAACTACTGAATTTGCGATAGGCGTTGCCGGTGGAAAACTAAAAACAGAGTAAAGAGAATTATCTACTAAAGCCGCTGCTAAGGATGCGCGTAGGGTAGTTATCGCTGTTGGCATGGCTACCCCACCATCGAATTCGGGCTAAGATACGGCGCTATTAAACCTCTTACTCGTGCGACTAAAGTATTAGACATTGTAAATGGAGATGGGGTAAATCCATCTACTGACATTCCTTGTCCGCTTGGCGCTTGACGAGCTTGCCATATTGCTTCGGCAATTAAGAGACTTGCAATTTGAATAGATGGTACCGCAGAATAATCTGTATAAGTTTCTGCTGACGCTGTGCCAAATGGCTGGATTGCGTGATAAGGGTTATTGCTGCCAGCTGTAATCGTAATGTTAAATGAATATTCGCTTACTGCGGTAATTGTCTTTGTCCCGTTATAGCGGCTTCCTGAATTGGTTATGACAACCGATTGACCCACATAAAATATATCTGTGATTGGTTCATTAAAGTAAAGAGTACCTACTGTTGAAGCGCTGCTATGTGCAACGATTGGCACATCGTTTTTCCATAAGAAAGGTAACAATACATTATCAGCGGCATCGCAGACTTCTTGCAAGACGGCATCGGTGTACAAAGTCCCAACGCCAAGTGCGCTGCGAAGTTCACTAACGGTCGTGAGTGCCATGTTTCCCTTTCTAAAGACTTAGTGGGAGTGCAAGGGCTCCGGCACCCCCACTAAGCGACTTAGTTCAAGCTGATTAAGCTTGGAAGTTATAGCGGTAAACTCCACCGCCATCTTTTGCAACGTAAATTGCAAGGTATCCGTAAAGGTTAATTTCAACCTCACCAGATGTAAGAACGTTTACGCGAAGCTGGGTTGTTGGTGATTCCCATGTGTAAACTGATGAAGGTGCAACAAGGAACATTGAGTTATCGCCAGTTCCTGTTGTGATGTTGTGGTCAACAATGAGGTTAGTACCAAGCACGTCACCGACAACTGATGTTGGGCGAGCTGAGCCTGATTGGTTCATTGGTGATGCAGCAGTGTAAAGCGCACGACCTGTTGTGTCAGCGTATGACATAATCTGACCCCACTGTGAAGGTGATGCGACAAGTGCTGATGCGTAGTCTCCACCTGTGTTGCCGTAAATCTTTGCAGCGTTTACAGAGATAAATGACTGGAGAGCTGCTGCTGATAAAGCGCGTCCATCATCTTGCTTTCCGCTTGTTGTCAAAGCAGAGATAAGAGCAGAGTCTGTCGCCTTCTCGTAAGCTTTTCTTAATTCAGCCATAACCAATTCCATAAAGGCAGGTGATGAGCGGTCAATTAACTCGAATGAAATGCGCTGTAGACCAGAAAACTTGTTAATAGTTACTGTGTCATAAGCGGAAGTCATGCCTGTTTCAGATGGTGCAACGCCTTCGTCTGTGTCTGCAACTGTTGGTGCAGTATTAGCTGAAGCCGAAGCATTTGTGTACATGCGAGGGACTGTAAATGAAAGTCCTGAATCAACCAATGCTCCACGAGTCGAAGCGTTAAACGCTGGGCGACCTGTGAATGTATCAGTAATGAAAGTGTTGAGATGCTGTGGCAAAGTGAGACCAGTGTTCGTTGTGCTGGAATCATCCGCTGCGCGAACTGTACGGCGAGCTTCATCGTCTCCGAGTGCTGCCTTGATGTTTGCTTCTAGATACTGCGCTGATGTGATTGGAGCTATGCGCTCTCTTACTTGAAGATTTGCTACAACTGTTGGGCGAGCCGCTTCTACTGCTGCCGCTTCAACTGCTGGAGCTTCTGCCTGAGTGGTTTCTTCCACAATGGGCTCGCTTTCTGGTTGGGTTGTTTGTTCTTCGACGAGAGGCTGTTCCTCTGCGCGAATTTCTGTTACTGCTGCTGTTTTAAATGCAGCCTCTGTGACAAGCGACACTTCCTTCAAGGAAGCTTTGCTAACAATAATGTGTCCATCGCGTGAAGGTTTCGATGCGATTACTTCTGCTCCTACTGAAAGACCAGAAACTAAACCTTCTTGCGCCTGGATGAGCGCGTCATTACCGCCGGTGCTACGGCTTAATTTAAATGTTGCGTAGATTCCATCTGCGCGAGTTTCTGCCGCAATCATACGTCCGACTGGCTTTTTCATGTCGTGCTGTGATAAAAGTTTAATTTTTGAAACGTCTGCAATATCAATAGAGCCAGTTTCAAATACAACACCGCCCATATTTGTT